TCGATAGTATCTTTAGCAGTGATATGGCTATTGGCAAATATGTCGCACAGAGGGCTGGTATCGGTATTAACGCAGGGAGAATCCGTGGGATCAACAGTAAAATCAGGGGTGGAGAAGTTCAACATACAGGTGTTGTCCCCTTCCTTAAAAAGTTCGAGGCAACTGTCAGATGCTGTACTCAAAACGGCATCAGAGGTGGTTCAGCAACAGTCCACTTTCCTATCTGGCACAAAGAAATCCGTGACATCATTGTTCTCAAAAATAACAAAGGGACAGAGGACAACAGAGTAAGAAAACTAGACTACTCGATACAATTATCTAAATTATTCTATGAAAGGTTTATCGAAAATAAAGAAATCACGCTTTTTTCCCCTCATGATGTTCCTGATTTGTATGAGAATTTTGGGACCGATAGGTTTGATGAGTTATATTGCAGTTACGAATTGGATGAATCAATCCCCAGAACCACAGTCAACGCTCAAGAACTAATCCTTGACCTATTAAAAGAGAGAGCAGAGACAGGTAGAATATATTTGATGAACATGGATCATGTCAATAGTCATAGTTCATTTAAGGATAAAGTAGAGATGAGTAACCTCTGTCAGGAGATAACTCTACCTACAACACCACTACAACACATAGATGATCGTGATGGTGAGATTGCTTTGTGCATATTATCTGCTATAAATGTAGGAACTCTAAGAAATCTTGATCAACTTGAGGAATTATGTGACTTATCTGTTCGTGGATTAGATGCTTTGATTGATTTTCAAGGTTATCCTGTCAAGGCAGCAGAGATAGGAACCATAAATCGTAGGTCACTTGGTATTGGGTACATTGGGTTGGCACATTACCTTGCCAAGCATCATGTATCTTATGATGATCCAAAGGCATGGGAGTTGGTTCATGACCTTACAGAAGCGTTTCAATACTATTTACTGAAGGCATCAAATCAACTTGCAAAAGAGCAAGGAAAGTGTGGATATTTTGACAAAACAAAGTATGCTGATGGAATACTTCCAATTGATACATATAAGAAGGATGTAGATGAGATTGTACAGAACAATTTAAAATATGATTGGTCATCTCTTAGGGATTCTATCAGAGAGTTCGGATTACGGAACTCAACATTGTCCGCACAGATGCCATCGGAGAGCAGTTCCGTTGTGTCTAACGCAACAAACGGAATCGAACCCCCTAGGGGATACTTGTCCATTAAGAAGTCCAAGAAAGGTCCTCTTAAGCAAATTGTTCCGTCTTATCAATCGTTGAAATCATATTATACTTTGTTATGGGAAATGAAAGGCAATGATGGTTACATCAAAGTTGTCTCTGTTATGCAAAAGTTCTTTGACCAAGCAATTAGTGGCAACTGGAGTTACAATCCAGAGAACTACCCTGACAATGAAGTACCTGTGACAGTAATGGCACAAGACTTCTTAACTACATTTAAGTATGGGTGGAAGACATCTTATTATCAGAACACATATGATAACAAAACTGACGAAGTAGAAGTAGAAGAAGATAAATCACAAGAATGTACATTAGACAACTTACTAGACAACCTATCAACCGCCAATGAATGCGATGCCTGTGCAATCTAAAGTAGAGGGAATGACTGTCTTTAATAGAGATCCAGTCGATGCCAAAAAACAACCAATGTTCTTCGGAGCACCTCTTGGAATACAAAGATATGATGAGTACAGATACCCTGTTTTTGAAAAGTTAACACAACAAATGTTAGGATACTTCTGGCGACCAGAAGAGGTGTCCCTACAGAAAGATCGTGCTGACTACGAGACACTAAGACCAGAACAAAAACATATCTATACTTCTAACTTGAAGTATCAGATCATGCTTGACAGTGTACAGGGAAGAGCACCTGGCATAGCACTTGCACCCTACTGTTCTATACCAGAACTAGAAGGTGCTATGAACATCTGGCAAACTATGGAGATGATTCATAGTCGTTCTTACACATACATTATCAAGAACATATATCCAGATCCATCAGAGGTATTTGATACCATCATTGATGATGAGAATATCTTAGAAAGAGCTGCTAGTGTTACTGCTGCATACGATGACTTCTTAAATTCTGCACAGGAATGGGGTAATGGTAATTGGTGGAAAGAAGGTTGGAAAGATACACCACAACATCAACAAGAAATAAAAGAGGTAAAGAGAAAACTTTATCGTGCTGTTGCTAATGTCAATATCCTAGAGGGTATTAGATTTTATGTTTCCTTTGCTTGTAGTTTTGCCTTTGGTGAACTCAAGATGATGGAAGGTAGTGCAAAGATTGTATCTCTTATTGCTAGAGATGAGAACCAACATCTAGTTGTCACTCAAACCATACTAGACAAGTGGAAAAAAGGTGATGATCCTGTGATGCAGGAGATCATAAAGGAAGAAGAAGAGTGGTTGTACAGTGCATTTGCTAAGTGTGTAGATGAGGAAAAGAGATGGGCAGAATATCTGTTCAGAGATGGTAGTATGATAGGACTAAATGAAAAACTATTGTCACAGTATGTTGAATGGATTGCTAACAAAAGAATGAAAGCAATAGGATTGAAACCACAATATGATATTGCTATGAGAGCAAACCCATTACCTTGGACTACTCATTGGATTAGTTCCAAAGGTCTACAGGTAGCACCACAAGAGACTGAGGTAGAGTCATATATTGTTGGTGGTATCAAACAAGATATGAAAAAGAATTCATTCAGTGGTTTTAAATTATGAGTTATGATGAGACAAATTGGAGAAAAGACTATGCCGAGAACTTTTGTAACAACAAACGACATCTCGAACTACTAGAGAACGGACCTAAAAGTTTATCTCAGGCATGGTTACTCGGTGCATTGCACAACGAATGGAAAAAGATTAGAGGTATTAAAGAACCTCCTAGTCAAGAGACAGGGCATCAAACAACATTTAAGGAATGGAATGATAGACATAATTAATGAAGGTATTGTTTTTAAGGTAAGTAACGATCATAAAGTACAGACAGAATTATTTGATGACATAGGTGTACTGGTAGTAGATAATTTTTATAAGAATCCAGATCTAGTTCGTAAACTTATAGATGATATACCTGCTACAACCCATACTAATAGGGGTGGATATCCTGCAGCAGCGATAAATGTATCATATAATATGCAACCTGTTGTAGAAACATACAGACATTACATACAAACTTACTTTCCCAACTGTTTGTCTGACGATTATATTACATCTATCATGAGTCAGGCCAGTTTTATGGTCAATGTAATGCAGAGTGATGGTAATGAATATCTACCACCACATACTGACTGTCCATCAACCACAAACTTAGCAAGTGGTATATTTTTAAACACTCCAGAGAAATGCTCAGGTGGTACATCGTTTTTTAAGGACAATAAGTATCTAGGATATGTCAAAATGAAGTACAATCGTATGATTTTATATCATCAGAATGTACAACACACTGCATTCATGGATTATAACTCATTTGTTGGTGCTAATTATAGAATCAATCAGATGTTTTTTATCTAAATACTATAGTAGATATTGTCGATGTTATGAAGTTTGATACCTTTACATCAACCATAAACGAAAAGAAAGGACTCTGGGCTAACATGCATGCTAGACGCAAGGCAGGTAAACCTAAGAGAAAACCTGGTGATAAAAACTATCCTAAGACATTAAATGTCGAGCAGACCTGTGGTAAGGGAGAGTATTTTTGTAACGATGATCAGAAATGTAAACCAATACCAGAAGGACATAAAGTAAAAGCAGATGGTGAGTTGGTATCAGAGAGTGCAGCATGGCAAAGAAAGGAAGGTAAGAATAAATCAGGTGGTTTAAATGAGAAAGGTCGTAAGTCATATGAGAGAGCAAATCCTGGCAGCGATCTAAAAGCACCTAGTAAGAAGAAAGGTAACAAGAGAAGAGCATCATTCTGTGCAAGAATGAAAGGTATGAAAAAGAAACTTACCTCAGCTAAGACTGCAAGAGATCCTGACTCAAGAATTAATAAGTCTCTTAGAGCATGGAACTGTGAGTATGAGTGGGAACTAGATCTACTAGAAGATGCAAAGATGGGTAGACAGTCTGATGAGAAACTTGCTGCAGCACACAAAAGATTTAGTGGCATGGATCAGTCATCTCCTGCTAACAAATTTATGTTGAAGAGAATAGAGAAAGAACAAAATAGAAGAAAGAAACTGAGTGAGCATCATCAGAAAGATGAGAATGGTAAAGTCATAGAGCATGACGAAGTAGAGGAGACACCAGATCAGCAGATCATTAATCCTGCACAACCTTGGGATCAGGGATATGATGTAACAGTCATAGATGAAGTAGTACATCAGTCTCAAAGACCATCTAACATGGCAAAGAAGGCAAAGTTAGCAGCAGCTCTTAATAGATTACAGGATCTTAAAGTTGCTAAGAAGAAAAGAGAGATGGGAGAAGAGTATGTCAAGATGACTAGGAAGGCATATAATAAAATTCATAAAGATTTTAAGAGTGATGATCCTAAAAATCCTAGAACTACAAGATATGTTAAAGGTAAGGGTACAGTCTCATCTCCTGTCAAGTTTGTTGACGAAGCAAAGGTAGATAATCTAATTCCTGATTGGAAAAGATCTGCTGCAAGAAACAAACGCTATGGTAATCCTCATGGATCTCTAGCATTGGGTGGTGGTATTCAAAGAGATAGAAGAGATGACCACTACAATAGAAGAGGCAAGAAGACTAAGGGTGTAAAAGAAGGTATGTATGATGTAGATCCTAAGACTGGAGAGTCACCTGTAGCAAAGTCAGTTAGAAAAGGAAATAAATTAGACGGTGATAAGAGACTCAAGCATTTTTCTAAACTTGCTAAGAAAATGGTAGGTGAAGGAATTAAGTATGATAAGTCTGGTTCTTCTATGGATTACTTCTTAGGTCCTGATCCAAAGAAAACAAAATACTATAAAGATAATGTCAAGAAAAAGACAAAGAAAGAAGAGTATGTAAGTGAAAAGAAAATGGTTAAAGTTAAACTTAAAGATCCATCAAAGATCAAAGTTAAGGTAACTGATATAGGAGCAGGTGGAAAAGAATATGTAAGAAAAAATGAGATGGATGAAGGAACATCATATGGTTTATACAAAGGATCAGGTAAACCATCAGGTGCTATGGCAGCATACCTTAAAAATAAGAAAAAGAAAGACAAAGAAAAGAAACTGGTAAAGGCAGAGGAATACTTTGTAGGTACAGTAAGGGACACTAGATGGGATGAAGATCATTTAGATGAAGTCCTAGGTTATGCAGCACAAATAGTAGGTGGTATGGTTCGTGATGGTGTGCGAGGTCTAGACAATCCTGACATAAAGCCTGGGAAAGACACCGTAAAAAAGTTAAAGACTCAGGCAGCTGAGAAAAAACAAACTGGTGGTAACAATAAAAAAACTGGTGGTGGAGCAAGTGCTGTAAAGAGTGAGCAGGATGCTAAGAGACAAGCAGCTCTGAAGAAACAGAAAGAAGATAGAAGAGACAGAGCAAAGAAAATACTAACTGCTGACAAAGCAGCAAAGAAAAAAGTAAAGCAGAGTGATACTGGTCAGTCTCTAAGAGATGGTGAAGCAGGTGGTGCACCTAACGCTAAACCAATGACTGCAGAACAGGTGAAGAGAGATGAGTATGGAGATCCAATAGGAGGTCCTAAAATTTCTAAGAAACAAATTAAAATAAACTTAGGAAAGAGAGAAAAGGATGAAAAAATTGTAAGAAGTGAGCAAGTAGATCCTAAACCTCAAGTAGGTGGTTCTAAACCAATGACTAAGGGACAGCAGAAACAGATAGAGGGTAAAAAGAAGCAAGCAAATATGATTAAGAAACAAATTCTAATGAAAAAATTAATGGCAGTAAGAGCAGGAGCTGATGGTGTGACCTCCTAAATAGGAGCATGGCATTAGATTATGAAAATCCCTGGTTATATAAAGGCACAGCTTTCACTTCTGACGATATTGACGGTCAGTTCGGTTTCGTCTACAGGATTACTAATATACAAACAGGTAAGCAATACATCGGTAGAAAATACTTCGTACAGAAAAGAAAACCCAAGGGTGGAAAGAGAAGAGTCACTTCTGAATCTGATTGGAAGAAGTATTATGGAAGTTCCCCAGAACTCAAGGCCGACATATCCACCTACGGAAAGGAGAACTTCTCCAGAGAGATCTTATCCTTACATTCTACCCTCGGAAGAACCAACTATGAGGAAACCAGACAACTATTCCTTCATAATGTCCTGACAGAAAAGTTGACAGATGATACCCCTGCCTATTATAATAGTAACATACTAGGTAGATACTACCGCAAAGATTATTTTAATGAAGATTTTTCTTGATACTGCTAACAGCAGTGAAATTATGCAAGGTCTGGAGACAGGTCTTATTGATGGGGTAACAACAAACCCAACTCTCATATTGAAAAATGGTGAAGATGTAGAGACAGTCTATGGTAACCTAATCAGTATGGGTGTACCAGATCTAAGTATGGAGATCGTGACTGATGATGTAGGAATATTTGTATCAGAAGGTCAAAGACTAAAAGAAAAGTATGGTGATGCAACTACAATTAAAGTTCCTTGTACACCTGCAGGATTAAAAGCATGTAAGATTTTAAATCAGTCAGGTATTAAAGTCAATGTAACTCTTATATTCTCTGCAGCACAGGCAATACTTGCAGCAAAGGCAGGAGCAACATACATCTCACCATTCGTAGGTAGAGTAGATGACAATTCATTTGATGGTATAGGTCTGATAAAACAAATCAGTGATATATTTACAGCACAGATGATCACAGGAACTGAGATACTAGCAGCATCTATTAGAGATGTACACAGTGTGTCTGATGCATTTGAGGTAGGTGCAGATATAGTTACCTTACCACCTGCGGTCTTTAAGAAGATGTACAATCATATACTTACAGAGAAAGGTCTAGCACTATTTGATCAGGACTATAAGAATACAGTAGGAGGTTAATGGCATATCTAGTCCATCCTCTACCACCTAGAAAGGTGTGGGTAAAGAAAGAGTATCTCTATGACTTAGAGAAGGGTCACGGAGAACTAACGCCAGGTTTATGGATATCTGTTAGGAGTATACAGGCAAAAGCATTATACTTTGAGACATTACTAACTGACTATGGTGCACTCTTTGATAAGTTACCACTTAGTGCATTCGTATGGAAGGAAGATTACGATCAAGATAATCAATTACCATTAGATGTATTAGAACTATGGGATTGTTTTGATTATAATATTACGGTAGTAGAGAAACCAATACTAGGTAGGTGTCAGTTCTTTGGTAAGGATAAAAGGATGCATGCAGGTGAGTATGAGTTTACTATTGATACTGCACACCCTGACTTCTCTGTATTAGATACAAACTTCTCAGAGCATGATCCAGAACACAAGACATTTAATATCATAGCACTAGACAATGGACAGTTTGCAGCACAACCAAACAACAGGTGTCAGTTCTTTGATAATAGTTTGATTGATAATGACAACCTCAAGCAACCAGACTTTAAAGTATGCACACAGAACTATGCAGTAGAGACATTACCTAAGTGGTGGTCAGTTGGACACACAGATGAGTGGGCATACAAGACAGAAGAGGAAGAGAAGGACATAGGTATAAACTCGTAGGCATAAATTTTTGTAAAACCGAACCTCTTTTATAAGCATTTCCTGACTAAATAATGATAGAATTAAGGATAGGACTATGACCTAAACTTATTCGTTATGAAAGCAAACTTTAGTAAACCAATGTCGCACAGCATATCATTCAATCAACTAGCAGAATGGACTCATCCCGATTCATCAAAAGATGATGAAAATATAGTCAATGACTATTTTGATTGTTTAATCGAGTGTGATGATCAGCAACACATCTGCAAAAGAGTGTGTAAAGAACTTTTAATTTAAAAAAAATGTAAGAAATTTAGACCCCTTGACTCTTTGAGTCTGGGGTCTTATAATGTAAAGATGATATCACATATAATAGACGACCTATTTGATAAAGATTTTATAAGTAATCTGGAATCAATTCTCACACATGAGATTCCAGTGACTGCTAACAATGTAGCAAACTCTCATAGATTATTTGGTACAAATATACTAGCAAGATCTAGTCTGAATAGAGTTGATTATTTACATGATAAAGCAGCAAAATTTTTTGATGCATTTGATGTCATAGAGGATCAATTTAACAATCCTATATACTTGAAAAGAATTGATGTCAATCTTCAATTTATTGGTATGAATGGTTCAACTCATACAGATGCTGTAGATGATGAACTAACTGTAATGCTCATGAACAATAGTGAGTGGAAACCTGAGTGGGGTGGTCAGTTTCAATTGATGGATTGGAAAGAGAATGTAATTGAACAGCATGACTATGTGCCAGGTAGACTTATTATCTTTCCTGGCAAACACCCACACAGAGGATTAGCACCCACAGTTCCTCATGTACCTAGGTATACCACAGTATACAGAATTATTCCAGAAGAAAAATCATGACTCCCTTCACATTTGATGACGAGATGCACCTGCTAGAGCATGGGTATGAATATACACCTGGCACTGGTTGGTCAGAAGAAAGAAAAGACAAATTGAATAGAGCAAAAACTTTATTCATTGAGTCGGTATTAGAACCGAATACCAAATTGCGTGGTTGTGCACACAATCAAGGTTGCTTTGATGAACTAATGGAAGTTAGGACACATGTTTTAAAATACTTGGGGTTTAAAGATGAAATTAAAACCTAAACCTAGTATACAACAGGCAGATAATTTCTTTCCAGATAACATAGCAATAGAGATGGCAGAGTTTGTACACAATGCCAAGTATCGTTATGGAGAGACAGACAATACGGAGCATCCTCCTACTGGATTAGTGTGTGACCTCTTTCACATAGATGAAAAGGAAGGTATACTTATAACTGACGAAACAAAATTAATTTATAATTATTTTATCAAATATATCCACGAAAAATATCCTAATTTTTGGAATGATTATGCTATCTATCGTCTATATGTAAATGTATTCGCACCTAAAGAGCAAGCATATTTTCATACAGACTCAGTAAATGATTCAGATCAATGGACATTTATATACTATCCTAAACATCCACATGATTATGATATAAATCAGGGTGGATGGACAGAGTTCTCCTTAGATGATAAAATTATTGGTGTCCCACCTTACTATAATAGTTTGGTTAGATT